AACTATGGGTCATAGAGTCTTCAACCTTAAAATTATTTGTGAACATCATCATTAGTGAAGGGTTCATAGTTTTAACCATTCCTAATGTATAATTGACGCCCTGACTTAAGGCAGAGGATATACTTTCCGCACCTATACCAGAGAGGCTACCTGTCCATCGAGCTATTTTATCACTAAATGCCATATCTTTACGTGATAATGGGGGGCATAAAGCCCCCCATTAATCGTTCCACGTTTACGAGCTTTCGCCTTGCGTCCATTTCATAACAGCGTGGGTTTCTGGGAGACTGATTTCTAAACCGGCTTCGGTTAAAATCATATCTTTCCGTCCATCCATAGCGTTATCCTGTACGTTCGTAATAACGTGCGTATCTCTCGATACGCCGTTTCCAGCTAATGGACGATATTTGACGTTCGCTAAATCAATAGCGATTGCCATATCCTCATCCTGTCCCCGAAAGAGCGGTTCTGCAATAAAATGCAGATTACCAAAGAGAGTATTCACTTTAGTAACCATATGACCAAAGGAACCTTTTATGTTTTGAACATCCATACGATACTGTTCAGTACCTACGGTGTTATTCATAAAACTTCCTGTGCCCAATTTATTGAGCCAAGCAAGTACTTTGCGTGAGCAAAGAACCAACTTGTCACCACTATTTCCAGATTCTGGTGCGAAAAATGTTTCCATTGTATCAATGAAATCATCATAGCTTGAACTATTGTAGGTATAATCAAATACTCTACCATACTGTTCAGTATAGGGTACAATACCCCAACTATAACGCACCGGACCTCCGGATACTGGGAGGGTTTCAGCCGCCGAGCCTACTCCGAAAAGCATTGCGTGCTCGATATCCATTTTATGTTCCATTAGTTTCTCGGTCCACACCCGACGATATTCGTCAGGACGACCGCGATAACGTGTTGCCAAAGCAGTTCCACTAAAGAGCTGGATTGCTGTCTTAAAAATCTGACAATATCCTTCTCTTGAATAGAGCTCGTCTTTCCATCCGTCCGGGTCTAAGCTGCCTTCAGCCCAAGCACTACCTATAATCTGACCTTTCTTGCCAGCGGCGATTGTGCCACTGGTTTCAAGAGCAGTTAGTTTTACTTCGGAATATGTTGCAGCGGTACCTGAAGCATATGTTGCTGATTCGCCGTCTCCGACTGAATTAACGGACTTAATCCGGAAGGCTTTACCAGCCAAACGAACTACTTGTCCTGCAATAAAATACTGTGGTGCCGCACTTAAACCATCTGCGGATTCAACTCCATATTTGTCATACTCACAGACCATCTTCAAAACATCTGAATCCGATGCTTTAGCAATCGAACTTGTGATTGCGGTCTTAAGCGAAAAATTACGACGTTGCCATTGATGACGTTGTTCAAGGAACTTGAATACTGGGTCATCAGTTGACTGTTTCGCAACTTTCGACAAATACACGAAAAACGGACTCTGCTGTGGGGCTAACTCTGAAACTCTATCACCGAAGTTAAAAATTCGGCGTGAGTCATTGATGTCAACACCCTGCGGTGTAACACCTGTGCTTAATGTATAAGCATTTGCCATAGCTATTTACTCCTCTATGTCCAAGGGTTACGTTTATCGTAGTCCATAATCATAGAGTCCATTACAGTGTCTTCAGGCGAACCTGCCATATTCTTATTAGCACTTGGAAGAACACCCATAGGCGAAGGTACCTGTTGAGCGCGCTTTAATTGGTCAAAGTTGTCCGAATCCGGAGTTTGACTATCAGCACTCTCTATTGGGGCTTGCTTGTCGGATGAAGTATTCACTTGAGTGTTATTTTTCATACGGTAGAGTTGAAAAAGATTGTCCAAATTAATACTGTCTGGATTTTCCATAACCTTTACAAAATCATCTACTTCCTCACTGGAAGCCTCATATTTTGAAGTTAAGGTACTTCTTATCTCAGACATATTCGTTTCGTACTTTTCTTTTTCAGCCTGTTTCCTAAGAATTTCATTCCTTTCTTCTGTTATCTTAGCTCTTTCTTCCTGTACCACTGCGACATTGTAGTCATTGTGCAGACGATTGTACTCGTCCATACTATCACGCCAATTGTCTACAGTTTCCAGATACTGAGCGGATACCGAAGATTGGTCTGACCAAGCCTCCTCCCTATTGAATCCCGTTGGTTTGCTGGGTTTCGAAGGGGGTGGAGGAAATCCTTCTTCTGTCTCTTGACTCTGTGATTCGGCAACCTGAGGTTCTGGGGTTCTTTGAACTTGAGCCAACTCATTTTTCAGTTGTTCATTTTCATTACGAACCTTATCCGCCTCGGATTGCCAGTATTGATACCTTACGGTATCATTCGGTTCTTCTTTTTCTTCTCCTGTTTTTTGGACCTGAGGTACGACTTCTTTACTTTCCGGCTGGTCTTCTAACTGAGCTCTATAAAAAGCACCGACATTGTCCTCCTGTGAAAAAACTTCATCAGGAGTTAACTCTATGGTATCCTTTTGAGTGCCCATATCAGGCTGAACTGGTAGTTCTGCCGGATGAGGGGTAACTTGTTGCGTAACATCCATTTTCGAGTTCCTTATTTTATCCTACTCTTTGCACTAGAGGTGAGGATGGTTTAGTTGGACTCACGGTTAGCCTCTTTGACTTCCGCCTTTACTTGTCCAAGTGCATCTCCTAGGCGAGACTCGAATAATTTGCCAGCCCCTTTAGACTGGGTTGAAACCTTATCGAGGTCTGCTTTGAATTTTTCTAACTCTGCTTTCTGCTTGAGATGATAATTTTCACGTTCTCTCGTCTGCAAATCGCCTTCTAAATCTTTAATTTTGTCTTCCATACCCTCAACTTGATGCTGGAGTTGTGTAAGTGTATCGGTTCGAGAAAGAACACCTTCCATATCAAATACCTCAGTCTTCTTTAAAACCTCGGTTTTATCAATGATACCCTTCTCATAAGCATCCATATATAACTCAAGCTGAGCATACCTATTCGTTGGCAGTGTACTTCCTGTAACCACTATAACATCAAAAGTTCCCCTTGAGATATCATTAATCACCTCAAGGACGCCTGTTTTGTCATCGTAAATCTTTTTATTAATTGCGTATTCAGTCAACGAATTATTAGGTTGTACTAGTCTAACTACTTTCTCTGCTTGATACAACTGTTGCATTAGTGGTATAGCGACCTTACCAATACGTACCAATCCTGTTTCGATATCCTGTAACTTTGACTTTATTCTACGCTGACCAAACTCATCAAGTGCCACAGTGGCTTTATAAGTATCAGGTGCAACATCACTATTACCCATCATAAGCTCATATAGTCCAAGCTGGTGGTCAATATCTTGTTTAGCCGCTAATTCGTTCTGATAGAGCGTATTGGGTAATGGACTTGGTTGAATCGGTTGTGGAACTCCTTGGTCCATATCTACTTCTATTGCAACTCCGGGCTGTGCCCATCGTTGTTCAAAGTCCTGCATATCTACACTACCCGATGGTATTAAAATCTTTGTATTTGTGCTGGTTGTTGCGTGAGCAATAATTAGAGACCGTGTCTTATTTATGTACTCCTGCAAATCCTTGACCATTCGTACGTCACTGATTGGGTAGGGTGTTCTATTATGAATGTTCATAAAGAACACGATGGGGTAATGGTCTATAGGTAAGATTCGAGAGTATAAATAGGCATCGCCCATTATTACACACATCTTTATCCTTTGCACGGGTACCGACACGGTCTCAATTATATCTTGTTCTACTAAATCCTGAAATGTCAACTTTTCTATAACAGGAGGTGGAGGCACATCCTCCATATCAGACATTTTAGCCCGTTCAACCGTTTGGTCGTATTCTTTCATTAATTGTGCAATCATCCCCTCTGCTTTCTTAGGGTCTGTGATAATCTGACCATTTATACTAACAGCAGGTCTAGCAAGGAAGTCTGGCATATCTTCTTCTAATAATACCTCTTCCGAACCATCTAAATTGTTTTTTATATGAAATCTTTTAACCCAAATTTTGAAGTATCTCTCGTAACCTCTTACATATTCATCGTGTTCTCCCCAACTAACATCTGTCTTGGTAGCAGTATCTTCTGGAAAAACGATACCCTTATCATCAACTCTGGAAGTACTTGGTCTGTCTGTGTGTAAATCACTCTGGGCATTCTTGATAGCATCCTCATACATAGGATACATAGACATAGCCTGTTTCTTAGTGAAAAGCCGACTGACAATAATATTTTCACTATCATCGGCTAATCGGTCCCGAGAATTCGGGTCTATATAGACATCAAGCGGGTCTACGTCTCTAATGCAGACTTCACCTCTGCCATAATCTTTCAAGGGGTCAATGTACACCATCATACAACCCATACCCATCGTATAGTAGTCATCTATGACATTGCGGAGTGCCTGAGTCCCATCTGATATGTACCACATATACTCGAGTAATCCATTAAAGACTTGAGCTACCTGATTGTCGCTGTCTTCTCTTGGAGATACCCTAAACTGTGGTTTGCCTGAAGTGAGTAAAGCCTTTGCGGCTTCTACTGCTGGATGGATTCGGTTTACTACTAATGGAGCCTGACCCCTCTCAAGTAAAATTTTCGTCTGTTCGGCTGTCCATTGTCTTCCAAGCCGAAATTCTGAATCTTCCTGTGCCTGTTGAGCCCACATATCACGTTTCTGCGAATAAGACTTCCACAGTTTATGCGTATCCTCAACTATATCAGGGGATATCTCTGTTTCCTTTTCTACGTACGCCATCGTTCTGAAATTACGAACTACATTGTTAACCAGTCAAGTACTTTATTCGATTTTTTTACAATTGACGGGTCAAAGTCCTTGATACGGCATTGTTTAGCTCCATTTAGTGCATAATACACTGCATCCAGCACATCATCGTTCTTACCTCTAGGGTATGATAGAAATTCCTGTTGAGCTATTAAATCCTGTGTCCTAAAAAAGAATTCACCCCTAGCAAGTGGTGCTACAAGACTTAATAGTCTTTCAGACTTTCTAGTGCGTGGTTTTATTCCCTTCTCTAGTCCGGGTATATATAAATTCTGTTCAAGCATTATTTTGCGTACATTAGCCCTTAACGCTTCTTGATAACCAGTTGTTTCAATCTTCATTCTCTTTGGACGGTATTTCTTAAAAATCTCGATAATTTTGTCAGGTTGGAGTGCAGGGTCGATTTTATCCCTGAATATGTCCACGATATACTTATTGCCAGCATTGTCAATAGCCATAGTAGCAATAACAAAAAAGTCACTCCTAGCAGATAAACTACTAGCAGGGTCAATGCCACAGTAGATTTCAACAGGTTTTTGCTCTTCTTCACCATCAATAATCCTAACGAGACAATTTTGCCCATTAATTCTCTTGTAGTGATAGTGATGCAGTCTAATGTACTCTGGTTTAAACGGTGCATTGTCCGGTGATTGTGCTTCATTCATATACTCCTGATAAAATCCATTTAGATTGCCCACGCTTTCAAACTCTGCCTTTATATCGTGAATCCTAGACATAGGGAATCTTTCGTCCCATATACTCTTTCCTTCGTCATCTGTGATAGCAAACCACATAACTGTCCAAGACGGACTGTCTTTTGCCCAATATAAGAAACAATCTTCCGAAATAACTGTACCAATCATTACTATTTTACCATCGTCACTTAATGATGGTATAACTGCTTCGGTAATCCATTTTCTGTTCTTAGCACGAGCTTCTGCTGTGAAAGCATTCAATTCTGATTCGTAATCATCAACTATTATAAGATTCGGTCGAGTATCTCCCTCAATAAACCCACGAACCCTTTGACCAGTACCAACTGCAATAATCCGTGTGCCATTTGAAAGGATAATATCACTATTAGTCCACCTCTTCGCTGTCCTCGGTCCAAAATCAGCAAACATCTCTATGAAGTTCTTGGAGTGGGTAAGATGGTGCTTTATCCTTGATAAGAAGTTTATACTCTGAGCTTGGCTCTCAGATATGATAACTATGAATAAATCTTTATCCGACGGCTTAAAAGCGGCTTGATGAAGGGGTAGAATCAAGGAGGTCACTGTACTCTTAGCCGTACCACGAGGTGCGGCTATTAGTAGCCGTTTTACTGAGCCATCGGATAAATTCTTGTATATTTCGTGATGAAAAGCAGGGACAGCCTTATTTAACGCTGTAGGGAACATTGTTCTCCCAAAGAGACCAATATTTCCCCTCAGCTTCTTTAGTGCCTGTTCTTGAGCGTATTTATCTTCGTAATTGTCTACTTGTACGGTTTCCCCAAAGTCCATTAGTGTATCTCTACCCACATTGACCACTTTGGAGAAGATGGACGATTTGCATAACCATCCTGTCGATAAATGCTAAAAATAGAATCGGCACGCTCTACAAAATGTCCAATATATACGCTGTCCTGTGAAATTAAATTAT